GTTGGCATCAAGTCCAGACAGAAATACCGTGCGCGCACCAGTACCGTTGGCAGTGTCATTGGCATTGCTCGACGAAACCTTCAGTTGCGCAGCGGGGGAAGGGAACGTCAGAATGCCCGTGTAGGGCCACACTGTCACCCTAGTCGTGTCAACGTCCGGATTGTAGCCGAAGATAACGACGCTCCTGTGCCCCGTGATCTGTCCACGGGAGACTTGAAGATCAAATGGCTCGGTAAGCCCAAACCGAGAGATGGAAGAAAGTTCCCGAGCCATCCTTGCTCCTCACGACCAGAAGATCGTTGCCGCTGTGACGTTGGTGGCGGTAGAGACATGCGGGTCGTTTGCGAACAGCACGCCGGTGCCGGGTATGAAGATGTCGTACGTCCCGGCTGCTTGGAAGTCCAAGTCGATCATGACAGGACCGCCGTTCCCACTGGTGAGCGTAATGCGACCCGCACCGCTCAGGGTGGTAACGACCTGCCTGACCCTCGCGCGACCGATACTGACAGCGCCAGTACCAGTCACGCGCTTAGAGTTTACGTCGTATTCCGACATGCTGACCCCCTATTAGCCAGCAGAGATCGTGATGGTGCCCGCGTTGTTCCACAGAGCGCCGACAACGAGCGGATCGCTGGTCGGAAGAATGATGTAGCCAGTCACGTTCCCGACGACGTTGCCGGTCACGTTACCAGTCACGTTGCCCGTGATGTTGCCGGTGGAGTTGCCGATGAAGCCGTTCTGCGACGTCACCGGACCAGAGAAGGTGGTCGAAGCCATTGTAGCACCCCTTGCACAAGGATTCGCCACGCAGTCTGTGCAACGTCAGGTGGGCCACCTGTCTGCATGGCTGATGTTGCCCATGAACAGACTACACCAGTCCAGTCACAAAAGAAAGGGCCCCCGCTACGCAGGGGCCCAGTTTGACAAACAGGGAGGTTGGACTCCCTGTATAGCACCAATCAGACGCCGGGGGAACCATAGATTCCGAGCGGGTCCGACACGCCGAACGAGTAGCGCTCGCGAGCCTTGTAGCGCACGTTGCCCGTGTCGAAGTCCCCGTCCATGCCGGTCTGCATCGCGACGCGGACGAAGTGCTTCATGCCGTTCGGAACGTCCGTGGTGAGGAACCACGCATCGTTGTCCGTCAGGTAGTGGTTGACACGGTAGCCCTCGGGGATCGACCCGTTGGACTTGAGCGCGTTGATGTCGTTATCGGCGGTGCCGACACGCAGTTCCGTCTCGAGGAGACGGGTAGCAACGAACATCAGCGACGGCGGCACGATGAGCTTGCGCGGGCGAGCAGCGATCAGCAGGCCACGCTCATCACGATACGCGGCGATGTCGATCACGGCCTGCTCGAGCGAGGTCTCGTTCAGGTCGGCGTCTGCGGCAGGGCGGTTCGAGTTCGTGCCGCCAGCAACCGTGGGGTGGCTCGCGCTGAACAGGGTCACACCATCGCCCGACTGGAACGTGGTGAAGCCGGTGTTCAGGAGCGAGGCGCCCTTGACTTGCTTCGTGTAGGCCATGCCACGGGCGAGGGCCTTCGTGTAGCGAGCCGAGAGCGAATCGTACAGGTTGTCTTCCATCGCCTCTTCGGTGATGGAGAAGCCCATCGCCACCGTCTCGTGGTTGTAACGAGCGGTGAACGATTCCTGTGCGTTGTCGTAGGTGATGGCAGAGCCTTCCGGTTTCACCGGAGCCGCGCCAAAACCGGACAGTTTCACTTCTTCCTCAAACGAACGCTCCGAGGTCTCGGTCTCGTAGATTTCCGCGTGCTCGTCCTCGTACTTGGCGTACTCGAGACCGAACAGCGCGTTCAGACCGGGAAGGAGTTCTTTGAGGGCTTGTGCGCGAGAGATAGCCATGTTTCAGCCCTCCTTACGAACCAGTGGTGGTGGTGAACTGGGTGTAGTTCAACTTGACCACCATCAGGGGGTAAGCCGTACCCGCCTCGCCACCACGCGCGCCGCCGACATAGTCAACGATACGGATGGGAAGGTTGGCGTTGTTGCCCAGCGTCGAAGCGTCCAGAGCCACACGCGACGCCTTGAAGGTCGTGTTGGGTGCGGTCTGAACAAGAGCGGCGTTCTTGCCGTAGACGTCGCCAGCGTTCGTGAACGCCTCGTCCGCCTGAACGACATAGAGAGCCTGAGGATCGTCCACGACGTAGGCCATGGCATCCGAAGCAGCAGTGCCCGCAGGCCACATGTTGCTGTAGGTCGGTTGACCAGTGCCGGGGTCAGTGTACGAGCAGCCGACGAAGACACCGACCATCTCGAGTGCGGTGACAGTATCGCCAGTGCCGGTCTGCTTCTCGATGTTCGTCGAGGTGCCATCGTCGTCAAGGAAAACAACGTCGCCAGCAGCGATGTTCGTGTTGTAGCCCGAGGCAATCGGGTACTGACGGAACACTTCCAGCGAGCCGTTATCAAGACGGCCAGTGAGGCGCAGACCGAAGGGAGCGTTGATGGTACCCATGTGGGTAACTCCTTCATCTACATGTTGAGGTTGTGGGGTTACCCCCGACCGAAGGAAGTGCGAGTGGAGCGCTCGGGTCTCAAGAGGGGCATACGAGGATCGTTCTCACGCATGTAGCTATTATCCACTGCCGTCATTTGTGCTTGAGAATCCTCAAGTTGGCCTTGGACACGCTCCTGCGCGAACTCTTCGGGGATGCTGCACAGCAGCAATCCGCCTACCTCGATGTTATCCTTGAACCGGGAATCCACGTCGGAAATGATCTGAAGCTCAGGGAACTCAGAAGCCTTGACTGGGGTGTAGCCCTCACGAAAGCGCCGCGAGACGTTCGTGTTGTCCGACTGGCCCATAGACGAGGTGCGAATCCAGCGGAACTTGAGTCCATCTCTGGGTTCGGGGGCCGGGATCATGGCCGAACGCTGCCACGAGCGCTTGCGCTGTGTGGCCTCTCGGGTGTTGCTTTCCCGTGTCGTTCTGTCAGCCATTGCTTCTCTCCTTGAGCACTTGCGCCGCGTACTGTTCCGGGGTCAACCCAAGCCGCTTGGCGAGAGCGGCGGCGGAGGCGGTGATACGCACTTTGTCGCGTGATGTTGGAGCACTGCGAGACGCAGGGGCCACCACGGAGCCTGCTTGCCGAGAAGGTGCCTTCACCTCGATGTCTTCATCGGCAAACTTATCAGGGAAACGCCGCCTCATGGCTGCGTCTATTTGACTATAGTATTCTTCGCTCCCAATAGCAACGCCGCTGTTTTGCAGCTTTTCATGGACGACCATGGCCACTGCGGTCATTTCTTTGTCGTTGTGCTTGTCCGGTCCAAACCACGGGTTCTTGGCCACCCACTCCATGGTCCGAGCGTCGGGTGTTGGGGGGATCGGGACGTCACGCTGAACGGGCTGCGGCTTCTGCGGGGGTGCGGGGCGGAAGGAGTCAAGGCGCATCTTCTCCGCCTTGAGCTCCGTCAGTGTCTCCTGCGCAGTAACAAGGCCATCAGCATCGCCAGCCTCGTACGCCGTCTTGTAGGCGGCACGGGCTCGCTCGAGCTCGACATCAACGCGAGCCTTGGCCTGCCCGACGAAGAGCGTCTCCCCTTCTGCATACTTGGCCTGCATAGCCTCGAGCGCGCGTTTCTGTGTCTCCGCGTAGCGGATGGCTTCTTCCTTGACGCGCTCCGCCTCTTCCTTGCGGCGGCGCTCCTCATGGAACTCGAACTTCAACTTCTTGATGCGCTTCTGCACATTTTCGCTGTAGTTCTCGAGTTCGGAGTCGTCGGGAATCTCCGGCTCGGCACCCTCAGGACGACGGGGCTTGCCACGGTCCTGCTCCGGGGTGTCGTCCTCGATCTCCACTTCGAACTTCTCGTCTTCCCCTGCGGCGCTCATGCTCTGCTATACCCCCTCGGGTCTTCGACAACGGCTTCGACCGTGTCATCATGAATCAGTCGGAACTCCCTACCAAGAACCTTGAACCTAGTGCCTGAGTAGGAACGGAAGATGACGAAGTCGCCTTCCTTGCACCAAGGTCCATGCGGGAACTTGCTCGGGTCAGTGTAGGCTTCCGGTCCTAACTTGATGACAAAGCCGATAATCGAGGCCGTTTCCTCGGCCTTCTTCAGCGCCTCAGGCATGAAGACGCCGCCATCGGTCTTCTCTTGAACTTCGGGGATTGCGATGAGGAGCTTGTACCCAGTGGGCTCTGGCAGTTTTGCCTTCAGATGCTCGTCATCAATCTTTTCGGCAGTATACATCTACACCTCATGCAGTGACTTTGGGCGTCACAGTTGCCCTTGCGCGAACATTCGCGACTGCGCGGCACGCTAGATCATCGCGCCTCAGTCTTCAAGAAATCTCTTCTCTAGCTCTTTCGCCTCTTCGATCATGTCGAGCATGGCCTGATACCGGCCAGTGACGTTCATGTACTCCTCGTAGTTCTTGGCGCCCCCTTGTGCCAAGAACTGTTCTATGGAGTTCTTCTTCTCCTCGAGCCTGCGGATGAGCAGGCTCATGATCGTATCACTCACCGGTTGCTCCCAGCTGCTTCACCGCTTCCTTGGCGATCTCGACGCCAATCTTGGCGCCCTCGAGACGTTCCTTGCTGGCCATATCGACGTAGTCCACGGCCATCTTCGCGCCGATGCGAGCCCGCTCGCGCTCCTCTTCGGACTGGATGCGCTCTCGCTGTATCTCGACGTTGGCGGTCTTGTTGGCGAGGTCGAGTTCCACCTTGGCCTTGTCGAGTTGCATCTGGTGCTGCGACTCGGCCTCCTTCATGGCGACTTCGCGCTCGCGAAGCTCTAGTTCCTTCATCTGCATCTGGGTCAGCGGGTTCTGCATCTGCTGCTGCGCCTGCTGCTGTGCAGCCTCTTGCTGGTTCTTGCCGAGGAGTTTCTGTGCTGCCTGAGCGACGATGCGCGACAGATCGGCCTCCACATCATCGGGCAGTTGCTCATCTTCGGGCGGCAGCGGGACGCCGAGTTGCTTCTCGACCTCCTTGCGGTACTGCATGGCCACATGCTCGGTGATGTGTGCCGACATGGCGTTCATGATGGCACTAGCGAACGGTGACTGGCCGACGAGTTGCTGAATCTTCGGGTCTTGGGCAGCGGCCATGTGGACGGCGATGTGTGCCTCGTGATCCTGATAGAGGAACGCCTTGACCGGCTCCTGCTTGAGGATGGCCATGTTCTCGGTGACGGGGTCTTTCGGCTTGATGTCGTCCGGTAGTTTGATGATGTCGGGCGCGTCTTGGATACCCAGCACCTCGAGCATCTGCCGATGCAGTTTGCCCATGTCATAAAGTTGGGGTGCCTGCTGCGAGAGTTGCAGAGCAGCCTGATACTGCATGATACGCTGCGACATTGTGGCAGCGTTCGGGTCGGAGACGGGGATGACGTCGATGGTTTTCAGGTCGAAGTCATCGACACGGCTGAAGACGGTCTTGTCCCCAGCGACTTCGTACTCGTAAGCATCGGGCATGAAGTCGTGGATGACCTGCGCGAGGATGCGCAGTTCCTTCTTCATCGCCGCGTGCATCCGGGCTTGGACGCCAGAGAGAACCTTCATGGAGCGCTCCATGAGGGCGAGGGTCGTGCCAACGGGTGCCTGCGCGTTGATGTCCCCGACTTGGATGTCGGCAACAGAGCCGATGCGGCGCGCTTCCTCGACCATGTTCTGGAGGAGGGAGTAGAGAACTCCAGACGGCTCCTTGAACGGCAGCGGGAAGATCGAGTCGCGGATGGCCCCGCCGGGGATGTCCACATCCCTGAACTCGCCCGGCTGGATGGGGGTGTTGTCGCCCTTGATGCGAAGACCACGAGCCTTCAGACCACCCGGCAGGTTGGCGAGGGTGCCTGCATCAATGAGTTGGCGCAGGATGGATGTAGCCGAGCGCGACAGGCCACCGATCATGTGGATCAGGCCAATGCCGTAGAAGCCGAGGCCGGGCAGGTAGGGGTAGTGGACGAAGTGCGAGCGCTTGTCCTTGTACTCATCATCCTCGTACCAGTTCCTGCGGATCGACAGGATGGTCTTCGAACTCTTGTCGATAGTGATGACGTAGGGGCGTGCAATGCCATCGGGGTCGTTGTAGGGTTCGGGGAGGTCATAATCGACGTGCATCTCGAGAAGGGTGTGCCGGTCGTCGTCTGAACCGGGCGAGGTGACGCCGTCTATCTCGTCGTACTTCTCCTGAATGTCGCTCTTCTCGAAGACAGCAGGCGGGAGTTCGACGTCACGATAGAAGCCGTTTGCCTGCAACTTCTTGATTTCGTTCGGTGTCTTCTTCATCACATGGGTGTAGCGCTCGGCTGACTCAATGTTGGACGAGCCATAGTTGATGATGAAGTCCTCGGCGGGTACGAGAATGGAGACAGGGCGACGCTTGAGGGTGTCGTAGTAGACCTTCTTGAAGGCAGAACCGGCTAGGGCGAGGCGGAAGAGCATCTGCTCCGTCTCGTCGCGGTATTCGACCATGCGCTCGGTGATGATGTAGTTCATCTCGTTCTGCACACGGTTCGACTGCTCGAACTTCTCCTTGGTCATCTTGCCGACGATCTTGGTTCGGGCAGGTCCAGACGCCGGGAGAAGCTCACTGACGGCCTGCGCTTGGAAGCGCACGACAGATTCTGTCAGGACAGGATGGAAGACACCGGCAGCACCCTGCCAAGGAATGGTGCGCTCTTCAAACTTGAGCCCCAGCAGGTCGAGACCCTTGACGTAGGTATCTGCCCAGTCCTTTCGAGAGTTGCGGTCGGACATGAAGCTATCGACGAGGTCCGAGGCGATGGCCTCCAGATCAGCGTCCTCAATGAACTCGGCGTAGTTCGAGTTGTGCTCAGGCCCCATGAGCTCTTCGGTCATCTCACCAGCGAAGTCTATGACAAGGGTGCCGTCGTCTTCGGTGGTTATGGAGACTGCCTCCGGGTTGACGACATCAACCTCAAGAGCGGCAGCGTCGGGGTTGCCTTCGACCTCGAGATCGAACGGCTCCATGGGCTTGACGACGGCCATAGGTTGTCTCCTTGCGACTTTGCGGCACTATACCACAGTTTGCGGGGCTAGGAAGTCAGTAGTAGGGTTCTGCCGGTACGGGTTGACTGACATCGTCGTCGTAATCATCGAGGGATGTCCTGATCCAACCGCCCTGTCTGAACCGTATGAGTGCCTGAGAGGTCGAGTCGACGTAGTCATCATGTTCCCCGGACGGGAACGATGCGCACTCCTCGATGACCTCATCTGCCCACCTGTATTGTGGCGCCCAGACGAACCCGCTCTGGAACAAGTCGGAGATGGCGTTAACGCGGGCTATCTTGTCGTTACCCCTCGACGGCACGAACTCTGTCACGGGAAGGCCCATGGCCCTCAATTCGAAGATGAGCGGGGCACCTGACGCCTTCTTCTCGACGACGAGTTGGTCTGGCTCGTACTCCCGGTACTTCTCGAGTGCCATCTTCTTCAGTTCCGGGAACTCGAGTTTCTCCTTGTAGGCATCGAGCAGGATGAGGTTCGGGTGTGCCTCGCCATCATCTCCCCGGCGCATGAAGACACCCCATGTTGTACAGGCCGAGTAGTCGCTGCGTTGGGTCTTGAGAAAGGCGGTGTCCCAAGACTGGATGATTGCCTCGCAATGCGGAGGATCGTCGTAGTCCCACCGCTTCCACCAGTCCCTCTTGATGAGTGCCCCCTCCTCTGCGGTGGGGTTCTGCATGTACTGAGCGTTCCACTTGGAGATCGGAAGCTCTTCCTTGAGTGCCTCCAACTCCCTGAGGGTCCAGAACTCAGGCCATACCGGCTGTCCTGACGGCATGATGGCGGGGAACTCGATGACCTCCCAGTCATCCACACCCTCTCTCTGTGACGAACGCTTCAAAATCTGGCCAGTCAGGTCTCTCTTCGACCATCGGGTCATGATGAGAACGATGGCACCACCCGGCTGAAGACGCTGCCGTGGGCCCGAGGTGTACCATTCATACACGCCGTCATAGACGGCAGGGTTGGTCTCCCCGAGCTTCGCCTCCTGTTCCGAGTGAGGGTCGTCAATGATGAGCAGATCGGCACCCTTACCCGTCACTGTGCCTCCAACACCAATGGCGAAGTACTCACCCATCTTGGAGGTCGACCATCTACCCGCTGCCTTCGAGTCGCTGGAGTGCTTGGAACAGGA